GCTGCTGTTGCTCCTCTTATATCAAGTAAATCTGCTGATTCATCCCAGTGCATAAACGCACCTGCTGAAGCTCCAAAGAATTTAACATCTAATCCTGTATCGTCTACACCTACAGTAAGAGTTCCATCTAGTTGTACATTGCCATCAATGTCTACTGCATCTAGGTTAGTTGTGCCATCTACATCTAAGTCGCCTGCAAGATCAATTCCTGCTGCGCCTGCTAATACTAAATCATCTGCTGAAGCATCCCATAACATATAAGCACTAGCAGTAGCTCCAAAGAATTTTACATCGTAACCAGTATCATCAACGCCAACTGTGACTGTACCATCAATATCAACTGTGCAAGTCTGGTAGAGGGTGTCTGCTGACTCATCCCAAAAAACTTTTTGACCTGAAGTAGCTCCAAAAAATGTTACATCATGTCCTGTATCATTAACGCCAACTGTAAGTGGACAAGAAAATGTAGAAGTGCTAGTAAGGGCAATTAAATCAGAACCGCCAACCTCTATTGTTATGGTATCGTCTGCTGAAGCTCTTATGCTAGTGTCATTATCAGTATCAAGATCAATACGATTGCCATTAGTGACCATATCAATATCGCCATTAACCAAAAGTGAATCAGCACTTTCATCCCAAAGCATATAATTGCCAGAGGTAGCACCAAACAATTTAACATCATAACCAGTATCATCGACACCTACAGTTAAAGTTCCTTGATTAGATAAAGCTCCTGCGTTAGTTAATGCTGCTGTTTTGGTTGTTCCTGCTAAATTTGTATCTGTTAATACATCGTAAACAATACCACCTGAACCTCCTCCATCAGTAGCTATAATTTTTGTTTCACCTGCTAAAATTGCTACATTTGCTCCACTCCCTTGTGTAAATGTAAGTGTATAAGAAGTAGCATTTTCCATCATCCATACTTTAGATGCAGTATTTGGTAACAGAGTTACAGTACAAGCCTGACCACCACCTGTTAGTTTAAGATACATCGCTCTATCGGAATCAGAAGCTCCATCTGCGATAGTGATATTATCAGTAGAAGCATTTGCTATGGCTCTAGTGCCATAACCTAGTGCTTGACCAATTAATTCTAAATTAGTATTAGTTGTTGTACCCCAAGTTCCACTACCATCGCCAGTAGCCATTTCATTGAGTCTTAGGTTGTTTACATATGTACTTGCCATTGATTTTCCTCGTTAAAAAAATTATATATTATTAAGCTACTTCATCCCAATTAGGAGTTTGTGAAGTATTTACTGTTGAATAATTAGGTGTTTGTGAAGTGCTTATTGTTGAATAATTAGGAGTTTGAGAATCATCTATTAAACCCCAAACTAAAATATCTGCTATTACTCCTGTAGCCAATACATCAGTATTATTTATATCTACATTTACTGCGATAATAATACTTATTGATCCTAAAGAACTTGTAGCTGCTCCAAGAGTTATAGGTAATATATTATTAGTTACTAAACTTACACTATTTAATGCTGTAGTTCCTACTACATTTGTAGGATAAACATTAGCATCACAAATTACTGTTTCATCACCAAGTCCTATGGTAGAAGCATTACCACTAACTCCAGTAATTGCAACGCCTGAAGCAGTTGCTGTTCCTACTGCTCCTGTGGCATTAATACCAGTTTCTGTTACATTTGCATCTCCTGTGACTGTTTCAGAACCTAAAGCTGAAGTTCCTGCTAATCCTGTTAAAGCTACAGAAACAGCCGTAGCTCCCCACGGACCTGATCCCCAAGTGCTTCGACCCCATCCTGTTGCCATTTAAACTCCTAGGCTATTCTGATAATTGCGTTAGATGCATCTGCTGTTGGGAAAGTTATAGTAAAACTTCCTGCTGTAGATGTTTTATCTCCACCAAAATCAAACACAGCAACTGCTGGATCACCTGATGCAGAGTCATTAAAAATCATACATCCTCTAGCAGTTATTGTTGCTGTTCCAAAAGTTAAATCTGCAAAATCAGTAAACGCAGTTGTACCAGATGTTGTCGGATCAATTCTTGTTAAACTAGCTCCTTTTGCAGTGTAATTAGTACCACTAGCTTCTTGTGAACTTGAATATGCAGTTGTAGAAGCACTCATAGTGGCACTGCTAGTATACAGTGCTAAATTAAAGGTATTCCCTCCTGAAAGTAAGAAATTGTGTTTTGCTTCCATCAATTCTTTTTTAAAGCTCGTACACATTGCTTGTGATATTGCCATTATAGTCTCCTTATTATATTTGCTAGGTCTTTATGACCTTGTTGTTCTAATTGATTACATATTGTACAAATGTGGTTTTTTACCGCTTCATGCATATAATACATAATTATTTTCTTACACGCATCTTTAAATGCATGAGCTTGTGCCCTTATGGGTGCAGGAGCTTGATCACCTACAGAAACTATTTTATTAACTGCCATTTCAGCAATTTCTTCTATAGTGTGCCCTCTGTTCTGCGTTGTTTTCACACCTAAATCAGCAATTTTTGCTTCTGATTCTAATGAAAACATTTTAATACTTACCTGGTTCTACAGGATTTAGTTTTAAATCATGTCGGTTAATTATACCAACTGGTTTGGATTCTGGTTGTAACTCAATATCAGATAAATTACATACTTTTATTCCAGCACCATTTTGATATGCAACCTTTGGATCAGTCAATCTATGATAACCATATAGTTTTTCTTCTAAACCTATATCAGTATCTAATAAAGTTGATCGTGGTGCTATGCCTAATTTTATTCCTGCATTAATACATTTAGATAACCAAAATTCTACACATGACCTACCAGCTTCTGCAAAATGCATATTGGTTTTATAAGTAAAATCTACACCAAAAATAGAGATATTACTCACTTTATTCCATAAAGCAAAAGCTATAGCATAAGCTATTGTATTGTTAAAGTAAGCACAATCTAAGTCTTTAATTATTGATTCTATTGGATATTCTCTTACAGAAGGTACTCTTTCATCTAGTTCACAGGTATAAATTGGAAAATCACATTGAGGCAAAGTTTTTCGCATCATAGCTGTCATTGTTCCAGCATCTTCAGTGTCTAAAAATCTACTCATTGGGTCTAAAATAAATGCTCTATCTATATTAGGTAATATGCCTATCATTGCATTTATTGCCCAAACTTCATCAAATTCTACACTGTGTACTTGGGAAAGATGAAAGTCTATTTGACTTTGACCCATAGCTACAATTGCAATATCTTTGCCTTCTAATTCTTTTATAGGCTCATTAGGCATTAATTTTTCGTTGTCCATCTCTGTAAGCATCTTTTCTGTTATATCCATCTGATTCTAATGTAAGTCTTTGTAAGGCTTCTTGAAATCTTTTTTCATAATTTATCATTATATCTGGCTCACCTTTCATAAAGGTATAGGCTTCACATAAACAAGCATAAAGTAATACTTCTGGTGCATTTGTTCCTAGCCAACTTGTACCATCAGCAGAAGCTGATATAGATTCAGGTATATAAAAATAATGTAGTTCTACTGTAAAACCTGAACTAGGCGTTGGACCGATAATAAATGTATCATCATCAAATTGTGCGTAATGTTTTGGAGTTCCTGTAGTAGAAGTTAATGGGTATGCCTCTCTTATAAAACTAACATCTGTATTTAAAAGATAACTATAATTACTGTCGCCATCTAAAACAGCTAAAGAATAAGGATATAAATAATCACTTGGAGATGATAAATACTGATTGCCAGAAGTTAAAGTTCCAGTAACATTTTTTCTAAAATTTGGTAACTCAACAGACTTAATAATTCTTTGTTCTGCTTGAGTAATAATTGTTGCTAAATCAGCAACAAATGTTGATTCTGTATTTTGCGTATAATCTTGTATAGCTGATTTTAATGTTGTATATGTCCAACTCATGATGTGCTCACTGTTATTTTGCCTATTTCGCCTTTAATACTTAATCCCATTGTGCTTGAGCCAAACTCTGTGACTCCACCACCAATTGGATTAAAAGCAAAATATGAAGTTGATTCCTTTTCTCCTGTATCTACTCTAGGATTATAAAGACTTTGATTATCACTGGTGTCTATTTCACCCAGTTTAAGTTGTGGTTGATC